ATATATGGTCTCAATAATGAATATCAAGATAAAGCAACATTTGCTAATAATATGATATTAAAGGTAATTGAAATACTTAAATATTTTCAACCCAAATCTTGGTTTATGGAAAATCCAAGAGCATTATTAAGATGGTTTCCACCTTTACAACAATTTATAGATGAAGAAGGAGCAAATATGAACCTTGTATATTATGCGAATTATAATAATTGGGGATTTCCAAAAGCAACTAATATATGGTCTAATCTTCCTTTATGGGAAAATGAAAAAATACCAGTAATGCCCGAAAGTAGTTATATTTATAGAAATCATAAATATAATGGGACAAAAAAAAGGTATTATAACGCATATAATTTTAAAAGTCCAGAAGAACGCAGTAAAATACCACCGGATTTAATTAATCGGTTAATTTCACTTATAGTTTAAACTAACAAAAAATAATATTATAAGTATATATATGCCTTATAATATTAGTGACGCAACTTACAAAATAGCAAAACAATTGGGATTAGAGATATTTCCAGCAGATAAGTTAGATAAAAAACTGGAAGTTTATGACGCTAAGACTGGAATATTTTTATTTTATGTTGGCGATAGTAGATATATGGATTACCATTTATATCTGGACTATGAAAATAAAGGACTTGTTCCAAAGGGAACTGCTAATGATAGAAAGCGACTTTATCATATACGACATAAAAACGATATTGAAATTAGTAGGAAAAGTTATATTGGGGCTAAGTTACTTTGGTAAAATAATAATATGATAATATAGTAATGACTATTCTATCATACGACCAAATCCAAACTCCTAAATTAGTTTGGGAAAAACTATTGGAACTAAACCCAATAGATAAAGATGCTGTTTTTTTTGAACCGTTTAGTGGTGAGAATTCTTTATACGAACAAGTAGATTGCGTTGTTAAAAACTGGTGCGAGATAACGAAAGGTAAAGATGTATTTGATTTTGAATTCAAAGATGAAATAGAGATTATCTATACAAATCCTCCTTATTTATGTTCTATTCCAAATAAAAAGGGGATTTTTAAAGAGCGAAATGCGGTTTATTTCTTTATGGAATACTTTATGACGAATTATCGTAATTTGAAGAAGATAGGCTTTATAATGAACCAAAAGTGTTTTTCAAGTTTTACTCCTAAAAGACTGAAAAAACTGAATGATTTAGGATTTAGTATTTCTACGATGACTTTGTTTAATTGTAATTTTTGGTGGGGGCTACACTATTTCGTCATTTTTGATAAAGAACCAAATAGTTGCTATAAATATATAGAACAGACTTTTTTAAAAACTATTTGTTAGTTTATCTTATAAATTAAATCAAAATATAAAAATTAATTTCTTTATTAATTATATATGACAGAAGAAACGAAAGAGAATATATATGATATTAAGGAGGTATTGCCTATTGATGAAGTTTGTGTATATGCTGATGGTATTGATATGGAACATCAACAATGGAAAGAAAAAGTTATGAAGTGTAAATTATTATGTCTTACCGATATGGGATTAAACCCTATGATAAACCCTCGTTATTTGGATAATAGAAAGCGAAAGGATTTAGAAGATAGAATTAAAGTAAAGATGGAAGAACCAGAACAAAATACAAACGAACAATTCAATATTTTAGTTTGTGAAGACTTATTGAAACAAGATGCTAATTATTCTCAATATCCAATCTATTGTATGCCTAATACACATAAGATAGTTCCTTTGGATGAAGAACCAAAGTCTATTAATGGAATAACATATTTAGCCTAATTTACAATAAAAATACAATTTCAATTATATTAATTAATAAAACATTAATATAATTTTTTTCTATTGTATATTATATAATGAGCGGAATGCCGAATAATACCCCTTTAGATGTGAGAAAGTTTAGAGATGCGTATCTTGCTAATCTAAAACTACAAGCGAAGAATGACGATGTTAATCTTCAAGCGAATAAGATGTTTCAACGCACTGGTCAAGTGCCTACTGTATTAACAGATTATAGATTGAGTAGCGAAAAACTCGCAGACCTTTTTAGGCTTCGTCTTGATGTTCAAGGCGAGTTAAAACAAATTACAGATGGTATAGAAGCCCAAGCAATAGTCAATGATTTAGACGAAGCAGAATTAGTGTTTTTAGCACAAAATATTGTTCCAATTAGCGAAGATATTAAAAGGCGTTTTAAAAATGGAGTTTTATCTGCTCTCTTTTTACCATTCTTTAGGAGATATATGGCTAAGTATGAGAGTAATTTAGGAGTAGAATATGGTCTTACTCAAGAGGCTGGTGATGCTTTAAGGGCATCTTTTGAGACATTAAGAGATACACTTGTTAGTATGGATGATATTGATAACTTAGAATACCTTTTAGGAACTTTATCTGGCTATGGTAGAGGAGTTAATAATATTGTTGAAAATCTTGAAGATATTAGAAATATTGTTGAATTAATTCCAGCAATAGAGAATGATATTAGAGATGGACGAATTCAAAATGCGAATACATTAGCGATGATATCAACTGATATTAATAATATTGTTGAAAACTTACCTACAAGTGAAGAGATTATTGATTTAGGAATAACATTACAGAATTTAGTAGAACAAGGAGATTTACAAAGTGATGAAATAAGAGGTATATTATTTCGTCTTCAAGAATTAACTGATTTAAACGATGAAACATTACAACAAGTTAATGTAATTACAGATGCTATTCGTCAAGCAGAAAAAGATGCTGAACCATTACAAGAATTACCTTTGGCTGACGCAGTTTATAGCGGAGATATTGAAGATATTAATCCAGATTTAGGTTCTATACCACAACCAAAAGGAATAGCCAAAATTAAAATGTATGTAAGTGGGTATTCAAGAGATGAAGCGGTTAATTGGGCGAATAAAGCCAAACGATATTTAGATGATATGGGTGTTCCAGAAGGACAAGTTGAAGGAGGATATGCTCCAATTACAACTGGCTCGGCTGTTGCTAAGTGGGTTGTTGAAAATAATGATTTGTTATCTCAATATGCTAAACCTATGAAAACTACTAATTATGGAGGTAAAAGATATGGTGATGATTTTGAACCATTACCATTTGAGGAAGAACTATTTATTAAAGCAAAAACCCCATCTTCAAGTGCTAAAAAGGAAAAACGAGAAAGAAAAGCAACATTAACGCCTCCAGTAACCCCTTCTCGTGAAGAAGAAGTTTTTCCTACAAGTGAAGGATATGGAATGAAACCATATAAAATGAAACGATTTGGAATAAAAGGTTGTGGAGTTGGAACTCAACTAAAAGGTGCGAATGGCGGATTACGCAAAGAAACAAGAGGCGAGATTATTAAATTAGACCAAATAGATTTTCAAAAAGCTGTTCCCCAAGATAAAAAGTTTATTCCATTTGGTCGTTTTGTAATTAATAAGAATAGATTGGATAAAGGTGTATTAGCCATTAAACGGCCAAGTGGTTCTGTTATAGCACAATTCCCATCTCAAAGAATATCTCCTAAAGTTCAAAAGATACTAACAAATATGATTGGAGGGTCATTACATTCGTTTGAAGATTATAGCGAATTAGATGATGATGAAAGAACATATCTACATAGACTAAGTGAGTTTTCTAATATTGATAGTCGGTTACGCTTACCAGCACCAAAGTTGAATAAAGATGACCAAGACACTAATCGTTTTGAGATATTGAAAGGACAGATATTAGCTGGTAATGATAATCCATCAATGGTTAAAGAGTTCAAGTTATTAATATTGAAACTATCAAGAAATAAGTTGCTTCCAAGCGGACAAACCAAAGACTTATTAATGACCCTTGCCGAATTAGGATATTAAAGTATATTCTTTTTTGGTCTAATAAAACAAAACATACTAACAAGTAATAAAATTTTTAGTTACCCCACTTTAATTAAGAAAAAAAAAAATTGAAATTATTTTTAGGAATAAGATAATCTATATATATACCACAGAATACGATAATGTCATCTACAATTGAGATTAAAGAACAGATTAAGGAATTACAATTACAAGAGAGACAAGCACAAAAGTTACTCAATAAGAAAAAGAAAGATTATGAAAGATATAAGTTTTTATTAGGAGAACATCCAGTATTCACTGTAATTACTGATAATAAAGATAATTATAATAGTTTTGAGGAATTAATAGGTGATATTGGTTATGATAACGACTATTTTAGTAAAACTGATTTTGAATTTATGTTTTTAGAATTAGGTTATAAAGATACTGATTTCTTTAATGCTTTTATGAGTTATAATAACGAAACTGAACTTGAAAAGTGTTGTATATGTTATGATTATTACAATAATAATAAACCAAATAAAAAAAAAAAGATAATGAGAAACTGTAGACATCATTCTTGTTATAGTTGTTATATTAATCTTAAAACAGTTAACGAATATAAAATTTGTATGATTTGCCGACAGAGTGAGAACCCTATGATGAATGTTTCAGTAACAAGATAAACAAACTAACACTTTGTTAGTATATTCCTTTTTAAAGACACTTAGCAAGAATTATTATCTCATCTTATATTATAATATGTTTAATCCAAAAGTATTATATCCTAATGGTTTTCAAAAGCAGACTGCTTCGGCATCTCAACAGCCACCTTTTTTTTTCGGTGGTTCTAATGTCCCAGTGAATTTAGGGATAAAAGTTAATCCAACTAAAACTACTTTAGCAAAAAAAGTAAGTGTATATAAAAAATAAATTATTATATTAAAAATATTATCTATGTTAATAATATAATGAGAACCCTTGTAATAAATCAATCCAATTTAATTCCAGATGGTTTTAATAACAAATTCATATATAGATTTCCAAATAGCGTTTTTTTTAAAGACGATTATGTAGCTGTAAATTCTATTAATATGTATTATAGTTGGTTCAATATTACCGCAGAATTAGGTAATAATGTTTTTAGATATATTTGGGGAGGAACAACCTATACAATTAATATTGCTGATGGGTTATATGAAGTTTCACAACTTAACCAATTACTTCAATTCACCTTTATTGCGAACGGACATTACCTAACACTTAGCGGTCAAAATGTTTATTTTGCGGAACTATTAGTAAATCCAACTCGTTATGCTACTCAAATCAATACATATCTAATTCCAATAGTAGCACAATTTACTTTTAATATTGTAACTGGAATTTATACTGGAAATGCTGGAACAGCATACGCTGGTATGACAACTACGAATGCTGCTTTTTTTACTGCTACAAATCAAAACCCCCAAATTGTTTTACCAGCAAATTTCAATCAATTATTAGGATTTACTGCTGGATTTACAACAGACTTGAATAATAATAACACATATGTTCCTCCAGTTGGAAGTAACTTTATTAGCAAAAATGGTGCTGGAACTATTTCCTATATTTCAACAACCGCACCAAATATTCAACCAAATAGTAATATACTTCTTTCTATGAGTAATATTGATAATGCTTATGCGAACCCATCATCTTTAATTTATTCGGTTGTTGCGAATGTTGGTTTTGGCGAAATCATTAATGAACGCTCAACAAACTTTATATGGAATAAATTAATTGACGGCACATACAATCAATTGAGACTTGAATTTCTTGGAACTAATTTACAACCTATTAGAATTGCTGACCCAGCCATTACAATTACTTTAGCCATTAAGAATAAAAATGAAAATATTTAGGGATAAATCACTTAAAAAAAATATATACTTAATTATATAGAAATGAATAGCGAAATAGTAAGCGAACAATACTTAAACAAGATAGTTGAAAACCTTAGCCAACATCAACAACATCTAATGACATCATTAAAAAATTTGAATGCGGATGAGATGTCTAAAGAAACTGAACTAACAAAACAACTTACACTTATTAATACGATTAATGTTAATGTGATGCGATTAAGGAATTTGAAAAGAAAGATTGAATTAAAAGGAAATCTATAATATTTTTTTATCTATATATTGTATAAATGAAAAAACCTATGTTAGTAAGAACACCATTTAGTAATGTAGCGAAAAGAAGTGTATTACACACAAGAGGGCGAATGGGAGGTAAGGGAATTGGAGATGTTTTACTTGATGGAGGTTTAGGGGGTCAATCATCTTATAGTTCTGTTAATGACTTTGTTGAAACTACTAATTGGAGACCATCTTCAAGAAGTAAGGCAATGGGTGGTATGGGATTGTCAAATAAGATTGGAAAAGTCTTAGGCGAACTAAACATTCAAAAACCTTTAGACCGAAAAAAGAAAAACATTAAATTCTCGCTATAAATATACCTTTAGAAAAGGTATAACCAAATTATATAAATAATTTGTAAATTTATCAATTCTACATTTAAATTTACAAATTTTACATTTACATTTAACAATTTTGCTCCACTTTTAAAAATTGGAATTTAGGGAATTTTGCTCCGCTTTTTAAAAGTTGAATTTAGGGAATTACCAATTAATTAATTCAAATTGACAATTTTTTTTATCTTTAGAATATATATAATGTGTGATAAACTCGTTTATGACTTATCTACGGAAATTGAAGGCTCTCCTAATATTTTTGTAAAGAAAGATTGGATTAATATTTTAGACGATATGAATGGTAATTACGGTTCTAACCAAAGTGTAATTTCAACATCACAATTATCTAACAGTAACAAATATATGTCATATCGCGAGGCGTATTTAGCCGTTCCTATGCTACTTACTTTAGCATCAACTACTCCAGCGAGTAATGTAAATTTTGCTCCAGCTACTGCTGGAACTTCTGCTGATTATGCTTTTGGGCTAAAAAATTGGTTTGGTTCAATAGTCCATAGCATAACTTGTGAGTATAATGGTGTAACCGTCATTCAACAGACACCTCTTATTAATATGTGGAATTCTTTTAAGTTATTGACATCTCTTTCTTGGAATGATGTTATTGTTAATTCCGCATCTCTCGGTTTCTTCCCAGATGATGCTCTGTCATTTTCTTTTGAAGGTGTTGCTGCTCTATCTGGTGTTGGAACTTGTAATAATACTAATTTTGTTCCACTTAACGAAGGATTTACTGTTAATGGTGCTTTTAATAGTTTTAGAAGTAGAGATGGTAACAAAGGGTTTAGAAGTCGTCAATCATATATTAACTACGATGTTGATGGTGTAAGCGGTGATGGAACTTATGCTGGTTTATTGACTGCTGCTTCTTCCGCTCAACTTTGGAAATCATATGTTTCTCAAAAGAGAAATGGTGCTAATGCTGGTAATGCTGGTGTCATTCAAATTTCGGTTCAAGCCCAAATTATGTTGAAACATCTTCATTCATTCTTCGCATCTATGCCTTTACTAAAAGGTGCTTTTTTGAAAATCACACTTAACTTGAATAATTGCTCTACTGCTATTTCTGTTGTTGGTGGTGTTATGGATTTAACAAGTGTTGCTAACTCAGTTGGTGGTGTCAATCCTATTATGATTGCTTCAAGAGTAGCAGATAACGGTGGAGTTTGTTTAGGAAACACTACTTATAGAGCAAATGTAAGTGTTGGTAATACTTGTTTGGATAGTGCTATTACATCTCTTGTTGGAGGTGTTGGTAGCGGTCAATTGTCAAGAAATGTATTTTTGTATATTCCAGCCTATACTTTTTCTCCTACATTTGAAAGTGCTTATCTGTCTAATCCAGTTAAACAAATTTCATATACCGATGTGTATCAATACCAAATCACAAATGTTCCGGCTGGTGGAACAATCAATTCACTTTTGACTAATGGTATTGCTGGTCTTAAATCATCTCTTCTCATTCCTTTCTTTTCTTCGGCTGTTGCTGGAACTGGTCTTCCTCTTGGTGTCCCAGTTTATCAATCTCCTTTTGATGATGCTGGAACTGGAACTACATCTCCTCTTTGTCTTTTGACTAACTACAATGTGGTTGTGAGCGGACAGAATATGATTTACAATACTCAATCGCGAGCATTTGAGGATTTTATGAACCAATTAGTAGGACAAAATGCGGTTAATGGTAACTTGACTGATGGTCTCACTTCTGGGCTTATTTCTCAGCAAGATTACGAAATGAAATATTGCTACCATTATTGCGATATTTCTCGTATGTTGCCTATTGAGGAAAGTGTCCCCAAGGCAGTTCAAATTATCGGTCAAAATCTTTCTGCTAAGGCAATTGACCTTATTTGTTTTTTGGAATATGGAGTAAGTATCTCGGTGGACGTATTAACTGGAAGTAGGGTGTAAGAAATAAAGTTTGGTTATACCTTTTCAAAGGTATACTTAAAAATCAAATAAATATAAATTATTAAAAATGAAATAATCTATGTTTAGCAAATTATTATCTTTAGTTATATTATAATGGAATTCAAGAAAATCCACGCTAAGATGTCTAAGCCTCAAATGGCTAAAATGAAGAAAGGTTGTTCTGTCCGTATTAAACCTTGTATGGAAGGTGAAGGTGTGTGCTTGATAGTTCACCCATCAAACTATTCTCAAATTACTCGCTCATTTAGCAGAAACAAAGGGAGTGAAATTAGATTAACCCCAGAAGAACTTGCTGTAAATGCGAGTGAAGGTGCGAAAATGGAAGGTAAAGGTCTATATTCCAAGGCAAAGAAAGCGGTTTCGGCTGTTGATGAAACTTTAGACAAACAACTTGGAAAACCAGTTAAAAAAGCATTAATTTCATCGGCTATAACTGCTGTAGCACCAGAATTAGCACCAGTTGTTCTTGCTTCTCAAACTCCTATTGTAAAGAGAGCATTTAAGAAAGTAGCAAAAAAAGTAGGTATGGGAATTAAACCAAGAATGCCTACTATGGAAGAAGAAATGGGAGGTGAAGGTCTTTATGCTGCCGCACCTTCAAGAATGGGACGCGGACTTTCTGTTAATCCTAAATTACGCCGTTCGTTAGTTGGTTTTGGTATGTGTGGTTCTGCCCCAACAAGAGTAGAACATTCTCGTTTTGTTAGTCAATTACCACCGGCGTTACAAAGTCAACCATACTCAGCAAATTTCGCTATGGCTAATCAACTTCCAGTTCAGTTTCAACAATATGCGCGTGGGCAGTCGGCTGGGAGTGGATTATTTGCCTCATTTTAAAATCAATATGTTTTTTGCTTGTAAGATGTCTATTTTTTCCATCATTTCTAAATATTGAACCACATTCACAAGTAAATTGTTGTTGTTTTTTTTCTTTACTTATTTCATTATATTTATTTTGATATTTTGTTATTTGTTCTTTATTGGTTTCTAAATATTCTTTTCTACTTCTATTAGGAATAGAACTATTTAAATTAGCATTAAAAGTTTCAATCCAATATCGTTCTCTTGCTTTTGCTTCATTTGTATCATTACAAGGGTATTTTTCAATCTCAATCATATCCCAATTATCCCAATCACCATTATCTCTTATGATTTGATATATTTTTAAATTATAATTTATAGTATTTTGATTATTACAAACACTTTTATGATTACATTTTCTTTTTGTAAAATCTGTTGTATGACCTACATAAACATCAGTAACTAACAAGTCTTTACAAACAATTTTATACATAATTATTCTTGAATAATCCATTGGTTTTTTAGGCATCTTATATTATTATATATTGTCTTAATCTTTTTAAATTGTTTTATTTTTTTATTTAGCAAATTAATAAAGTTTATATATAAAAATTAAAATCTTTATTAATTATATAGAATGTTGAGCGATTATCAAATGGAAGAACTTGCTCGTAAAATGGACGTTCCTTTAGTGGGCTGTTTTTTCAAAGATACCTTACCTAAATTGGAAT